TTGGCGTCGCGCCGCGCTTGCGATCCTGGCGGCCGAGTAGGTCGCGACGCGTGCCGGGCGGGCGGCCCCGTATTTCGCCCGGCCGCCCGCGCGCCGCCCGCTCGCCCGCCGTGGCGCGAGGCCGACCCCCCGGCCTTGCCCCCGGCGGCTCTCCCCCCCGCCCATAGCCACCGCCCCTTGCGCCCGCCCCGCCAAAACGGGAGACTAAACGGCGCACGGTATCCCACTCAGATTACAAACCCGACGATATACGGAACGCCCTCTTCCGCATCTGGCGGGACCCCTTGGCCTTCGGCGAGGCATTGGGCTACAAGGGCGAGCCCAGCAACAAACGTAAGCGTTTCGGCGACTTCCACCGCCGGATGCTTGAGCATGTACACTCTCGCCCGAAGACCAGCACGATCGTCCCGCGTGGCCACGCCAAGTCCACGCTGATCACGGTCATCGACACCTGCCACCACCTTTTGCGCCACCCCGAGTCGCGCAATCTCATCGCCTGCGCCACCCTTGACCTCGCCCGCAAACTTGTCGGGGAAATCCGTGACCGCCTCAACGGCGACCTCGAACTCCTCCCTGGACTCTACATGCCCGTGCGGGAGGCTTTCCCGTGGCTTGCGCTGCAAGGTGACGTGCGCAAATCGGGCCCGTGCGACCAGTTCAACATCGCAGGCCGAGCCGGAAAAGGGCGCGAGCCTTCCGTGTTCGCCGCCTCCGTCGAGTCGAACCTAGCGGGCAACCACCCGACGCGCGCCGTCATCGACGATCCGGCTAACGAGCAGAACAGCCGCACCTTCACGCGCCGCCAGAAGGTCATCGACTTCATCGAGGCCCTTGAGCCCCTGATGTACGCGCCCGACTCGCCGATCAACCACATCGGCACCCCTTGGGCTTTCCAGGACGTGACGGCCTTCCTGTCGCGCCGCGATGACTGGGCGCAGTTCCGCTTCGGCGTCTGGGACGGAACGAACCCCGCGAGCGGCCAGGCGGACGGAGAGGGCCCTGGGCCGGAAGGCGCTTGGCCCCTGTGCCCGGAGTTCCTGAACGCGGACGAGATCAAGGAGAAGGAGCTTGGCTTGAGCCGCACCTTCTTTTCGGCGCAGTACCTCTGCGAGCCGGTCCCAGCCGAGGAGGCGGTCTTCGACCCCGCCCTGGTCGCGGCGGCCACGGACCCCGACCTCACCCTGAAGAACCTGCCGGACGGACACGAGATCTTACTCTATGATCCGGTCGCGCGCATTGAAGGCGCAAAGGGCGACCTCAACGGCGTCGTCGTAGTCCGCGTGCTCCCGGCCCACCGCCTGAACCTGAAGGGCTTCCCGCCCGACCGGAACATTTTCGTACCCGTGCGCGCGGTGGAGCTGCCCGGCGGCGCAGACGCGGCGGCCTGCTGGATTGAGGACGTTTGTGTCCCGAGTCACCCCAAGCTCAAAAGTCTTTGGATCGAGAAGGTGGCATCTCAGTCTCTCTTCGGCCCTTGGCTAGAGGAGCGCGGTCGAATCAAGGGGATCAAGATTCGCGGCCAGAAGATCGGCAACGCCTCGCTGACCTATCGGTTGATGAGCCTGCAAACGGCGATGCGGAAGGGCTACTTGGTTTTCCCAAAAGAGTTCCCTGGCCGAGAACTTCTAGTCCAACGCTTGATCGAGTACCCGCTCTCTGACTCAGATGATCTTATCTCTGCCCTTGCGCTTTTGAGTACAATGGTGGAGCGACGCGGCGAGTTGCCCGGCCTTCCGGCGAGTGACCTGCCGCCTTCGGCGCTGCGGGTCTGGAACACTTCACCGACGAATGGAAACTACTGGCCGAACGGGTAAGCCTTACACGCTGGACGAGTCAGCGGCCCAGGCATTGACGGGGCTGGTTCAGCGTGCCCAAGACGCTTTGTACGAGCCGCTTTCCGGCAACGAGAAGCTCATCGCGGACATCTACACGGGCCGCGACCCGCTGGGCGGCCTGGGCGCGTTGATCATTGGCGACCAGGGTTTGCCCGCTCACCGACTCAACGACGCCCTCTCGGTGGCCTCTTGGCGTCCGCCGGAGACGACGGCCAACCTGTTCTTGTCGCGCCTGCGCCAGATCGTGACCAACCTGACGCCCGGCATTCCGACGTTCCGGGTGAAGGCGCGGGTAGCGGGCGCGGCCCAGATGGCCGACAAGCAGAATCAGATCACGCGCATTATGACCGACCACGGCGACCTGCGCAGCGCCATGCGTAAGGCCGCATTCGTCGGGATGCTTTCTCCGTACTTCGGAGTAAAAGTAACGTATGACGAGTCGGAGCCGATCACCTACAACCGCGTCCACTACAGCGCGGTCGAACCTCGGGACTGCGGCTACGAGCCGTTCCACCGCCGGTTCACCTGGCATTCCTACGACATGCAATGGAGCGATCTCCCTGAGCATTGGAAGCCGGACTATGGCGACGGCGACTCGGCCCCCCTCCCTTGGGAGATCGTGCGCGTCACCGAGGTCTACCATTCGGGTTTCCGGCACGGGCACTCCGACACGAGCAAGGGCTGCCCGATGTCGATTTTCGTTTCGCGCCACGCCGAGAACCGCACGGACAACGTGGCCCTGAAGCCGCGCTCCGACATCATCAACGCGCTCGGAACTTACGTCGTAACGGAGAGCATCCCCGCCTGCCCGCTGGTCATCGGCAACTTCCTCGACCCCGCTCCGAGCGAAGATGTTCCCGCCGCCGAAGTGCTCTCGTGGATCCCGCTGATGCGCATGATTGTGCAAACGCTGGTGCAGATCGACCGCGAGGTCAGGACGAGCAACAACACCATCCTGTACGACAAAAACGCCATCAGCGATGACGCGATCCAGGCGATTCGCGGCGTAGTCCCAGGGGGCACGGTCTTCGTTGGCGTAGACTCCGACGACAATGCGCGCGGCGTCAACGCAACCATGCGCCCCGTAGAACAAAGTTCGGTGCTAAATGAATACCTTGCGGCGCTTTCTACTTACATGCGTCTATTCGATGACGTTACTGGCGTATCGCCTTCTGATCGCGGAGTACCCACAAACCCGCGTAAGTCGGCAACTGAGGCTGCTGCGATTACTGAGGCGGCATCGCGCCGCAACCAGGACCGCCTCGAAGTCATGGCTAAGATGTGGTCTGAAATCGCCAAAGTCGGTTTCAAGTACCAGCGCCGGATCTTCGGAAAGCAGCTAGAGGTCCCCCTTCAAAACGGAGTCGTCCGCGTCCTCCCGATCCCCGACCCCGTTACCGCGTGCTTCACGTTCGACGTTGACCCTGTGGAACTCGGCCACCTTTCCAACCAGGGCGACATTCAGGCGTTGATGCAGTGGCTCACGGTGACGACCAACGCCCAGCAGGCATTCCAGGGCGGCATCCCCCGCATGACGCGAGAAGCGTTGCGCCGCCTCGGCAATGCCATGGGGATCGAGGACGCGGACATTTTCTTGGACGCCCCGACAATCGAGCTTGGCCCGGAAGAACGCTACATCCGCCACCTGCAAACGCAGGAGCCGATCATCGTGTTCGAGGATGACCAGCACGACATGTACGTCGCGTACTACACGAAGATGCAGCAGGCGGCGCTGACTCGCGGTGACTCGCCCGAGTCGCTGATGACCCTGCGCCAAGCGATCGACATGCACTCGATGTACGCGGCCCGCCGCCGGGAGGTCATCCGCCCTGGCCAGATCGGCGAGATCGTCCCCGGCATTGGCGCGGGGCCCGGCGAGGTCGATAACAACCTAATGTCCGCCCTGGCCATGAACCAGGTGCCGTCGCCCATCCCGCAGGGCGGTATTGGAGCCTACTGATGCTTTACCCTTACTACTGCTCGGACTGCGACGCCGACTTCGAGGTGTCCAAAAGCATGTCGGTTGCTACCCGTCCCGAGCGTTGCCCCACCTGCTCGAAGGTGATCAGCGAGCAAAACCTCGGGGCCAAGAAGATCCGCGGCCACGTTTCGACTGAGGCGGCCTGGACTGGCGGGAAGATGATCCCCCAGCTGCACCCGGCCCACCCCGATCGAGTGGTCACCTCGAAACGCCAAATGGAAGCCGTGTACAAAAAGCACGGCATCGACCTTGATACGGGCAAGTTCGTCTCGAAGGAAGCCCAGATCAAGGCCACCGTTCCCCGACATTTGCGCACGGGTGCCGTACCTAGTGCGGTGTCCGGGGTGCAAGAAAAAAGCTGACTTTTTGAGGCAGTTCGTGCTACCTTGAACACGAGTCAGGAACCTTCAAACCGAGCCGAAAGGTAACCGTGTCTGAAACATCCGACATCGAAACCCCCGCCCCCGAGGAAAGCCAATCTGTAGCTCCTGTCGATGCCCGCGTCGCTGACGAGGTAGACATCGCCGAGGAAGCAGGTAAAGCGGCTACTGGTCAAGCGACCGATCCGAAGGAGCATCGAATCCGTTCCCTGGAAGATCTCGAACTGGACGGCGAAATCCGCTCCAAGATCGAGTCCTACGTCAGCAAAGCCATCAACGAAGCCGTCTCAAAGCACGACGCTAGGCAAAAGAAGAAGCTCGACAGCGAGGGCTACATGAGCCGTCAGCAGATCGAGGACCTTCTGGCCGCCAAAGACGCCGAGTTGAAGCAGCGCGAGGCCGCCCGCGAGCGTTTCTTGAACGTGTTGGGATCTGAAGGCATTGCGCCTGGATCCGAAAAGTACCGCAAGATCCAAGAAACGTACCGCGATGCCATCGAAGAGGGCACTCTCCGCCCGGAGATCCTGCTCTCGGAGGCGGGCATTCGCACGCTGGTCGCCATTTCGGGTGTTTCGAGTCGGTTGAACGCTGAAGCGGCAGGTCCCCGTTCGGGCTTGGCGCGGAGCCAGCCTTCGCCGGACGGCTCGGTGGCATTTGCAGACGGAACCTTGCAACTCAACGCGCGCAAGGGCGAGGACGCGACGCTTGAAGACCGGATGCGCCGTGCGATCGAGGCTTCCCTCGACCAGTGAGCTAACCAATGGCTATCCCCACTTACAACCAGACTCTCGACACGATGGTCTCCACCGCGCTGGAGACCTACTCGCGCGATCCCATCAACGCCCTCACCGACTCCGGTGAGAAGTTCCTGAAGGCGGCTGCTTCTCAGGGCCGCGTCTTCGTCGTCAACGACGCCGAGACTGTTCGCCACCCCATCCTCTACGGACACGGCGAAGACTCGTCGCTCTACACGCCGGATACGCTGTCGGGCACGCCCGCCGTGAACAACCTGAGCGCGACGGCGAAGGAAATCCTTACGCAATCGCTGTTCTTCATGCAAGCTGCCACGCGGAACATCAACTTCCCGCAGTCGCAGCCGCCGGGCAACCTGATCGACTACGTCAGTAGTGTGGTCAAGGCCAACATGATGAAGATTTTCAACGAAGAGGAAGTCCTTTTCGTTGTTGGCGCTGCTGCGAGCGGTTCGACGTTTGCCGCTCGCGCTCCCATGAGCACCGACACGGACTACAGCGCCGGGTATCCGATGTCGCTGGCGTCGCTGTTCATGTCTAGCTCGTCGCCCTCTTCCCTAGACGCGGGCGGCGACACGACTGCCGAGAGTTTCGCGCACGTCAAGGGTGATGATGTGCCGAAGTGGCAGCCCACGCACATTACGGGTGCGGCTACGGACCACTCGACGCTGTTCGCGGATCTCCAGAAGGCGATCTTTACGGCCTCGTACTCCGAGGTTGAGCGCCCCACCCACGTCTACATGGCGCTGGGTTCCTACGAGAAGTTCCTTGGTCTTTTGCGTGCGTACGCCGCGCTTCCCGATCCCGTCTCCACTAACCTCGGTAAAGAGGGGACGATGGAGTTCGGAGGTGTGACCGTCGATTGGTCGCGTTACTTGGCCGCCGACGCCATCTTCGACGTGGCGGACCCGGAAGCCACGACGGCCACCTATCCGATCCTCGGCATCAACTGGAACTCGCTCCGCCTGAACACCGTTCGCGCGGGTTCGCCGGGCAGCGACAACCTCGGCTTCATCCGCCAGCTCGGCGACATGCAGCCGCACCCGACGCTGACCAACCTCTTCAAGCGCATCGAGTGGAAGCGCCAGTGGTCGGTCGATAACGGTCGCCGCTCGTTCTTCTCGATCAACGGCTACACCTCGATTGCTTAGTCCGGTGGCGGAGGCGGCGGCGGCGGTGGTCGCTGACCGCTGAAGCTGCCACACCGAACTCGTACTCAACCAAATGGCAACACGCTCCGAGCTTAGAACGCGACTCCAGCGCCGCCTGGGCTTGGGCGTGGTGTCTTTGGTTGAGCGCGAGAAACTCAACGAGTCGATCAACTCGGGAATCGCTCGCGCGCATTCTGACGGAGTACCCGGCCTCGCCCGCTGGCAAATGACGGGCGGAGTGCTTGGTCGCCTAGACCTTACCTCTGTGACTGTGACGACGCACAGCCAGGACGTAAGCATCACCGGCCCGCACCTTCAAAACAACCACGTTCACCCGCGAGACATCTTGGTCGTTGTAGAGGCCAGCGGGGACATCACTAAGTTTCTTATCGAAGATATTCACGGCGCGTCTAGCCTACACTTGGGCGTCCGCGCCAACAAAGACATCAGCGGAACATCCGACTCCTACATTTTGCGTCGGACGATTCAGCTGCCGTCTTCAGGACAGGTGGTAAAGGTTTTCCCTGTTGGCCGCCCCAGCACGGAACTCCAACGCGAGCCCGACCTTATCTACCGCGAACCATTCAAAGAGGGCACGGCTCTTTACTACGAGCAGGGCTTCTCCGATCTACACAACGAGTCCTCGGT